TCAACTGTGGTAGCAGCGTCAGGAACAGCTCGTGCTGTTATGCAGTCGGGTGGTGACCCACAGGCTTACCAAAGCGTCAAGCAGTTGGTAGAGTTGATGTTCGACGTTGAACAGCAATTGGTTCGTAACGACCAGATCGGCACCAAATACGGTGGCCAGTCAGGTTCTGCTTCGGGCTTGCCAGCAGGTCAAACAGGTCGTCGTATGGGTTCGTTGAGTTCGTTTGCAGGCACACAAAGCTTTAATACAGCCAGTGGCAACGCAAGCACAATCACAACCAACACCAACAACGAAACAACTGACTCAGCAACAACCAACGTTGGTAACTTGATCATTGGTGCAAACGGCAGCAACTTCTACACAGCCAGCGACTTTGTGAACCAGGCTTTCAGCCCGATCACTTACAAGCAGTTGGTAACTGTGGCAGAACAGCGTTACAACGCTAAAATCCGCACAATGGTTGCTCCAACAAGTCTACGCACCAGCATTTCAGACTTGATCGGCACCAGCAACACCAGCATCAACCGTCGTAACGTGGAGCGTGGTGACACAATCCAAACATACGAAGGCGATTTCAATTACACATATGAAATCTTTGATTCGTGGATTATGAATCAAGCTGGCGTAAGCAACAGCATCTACTTCCTAAACGAAGAAGTGCTACAGTGGGGTGCTTTACGTGACCTAGGTCCCAACAACGAAGTGTTCAGTAACGCTGACGCATCGCTTGACCAATACATTATGGAAGGCACATTGATTGTGCGTAACCCAGCAGGTGTTGGTATGTTGAACCAAATCACTACACCCAACGGCAGCAACACTCCAACAACTGCTCGTCCCAGCAGCTTGGTGGTTAGAGCCGCTAACACGTATTAAACTGATTCAGTTTAATCTTGTTATAGCAAACGCAAAAGGCCCTTCGGGGCCTTTTGTCACTCGCGGACCCCCGGCCGCAATCACTACTAAATACTCTTATGAGCGATAACCATAACCAACCCGAATACATAGATGATGAGCCCGAACGGGACTACAACTTTCTGCGCCAAGATCACGGCGGAATGGTAACACAGCACAATGGCGTAGCAGATCGTATGTTGAAAGACAATGATTTGTATCGCACAATGAAAGGTGATTGGAAGCGAGAAGGCTGGAATCTCAGTCAAAACATTAAAACTACCACTGGACGCCAAGACGGCAAGTTCTATATCACACGTGAACAGATGAACACAGATGATATCGTGGAAGAATGCCGTTTATACCGCATTGCAGCCGAAGCAGGCATTCCTGATCCACTTGGTCCTTTAATGCCAGATGGCACACTAGGATACAAATGGATGAACTTGCCAGATGTTATTGCCATCCGCATATCAGACCAGTATTTTGGTGGTATGCCATGGGCAGTGATCAAGCACGATCGCACAATGAAAGCACAGTTCTACCGTGTGGTGCAGCAGGAATACCCGCAATACATTTGCTATCCGGGTGGTCGGTTACCAATACCAGTGGAGGTTTCTTATCCACGCAAATCAGGCGAGAAGCGATTCTTTCAAGGAATATAACAGATGTTTATGATACCCGATGCAGATTCTCTTGTAGAGTATCTCAAAGATTGGACAGGCAGCACCGATGACAACGAAATAAAGCAGGCCATATTCCAAGCTGAACTGGCCATGCGTAACATTGAGTTACCTGGCAACAGAACAGACCCTTACACAACTTTTGGTGTAGTAGGTGAAAACAACCTGATGCCAATCCCAGCAGATATGAACAAGCCAATCTTGTTCTTTATGCAAGGCACTAATGGTGAACAAACATCAACAGGCCCTTGGATTGTGTATGATCGCGTGGGCGACAGAGACATCATCACAATGGGCTTGGTAGCACAACTATATCTTAGTCCAGTCAATGTGCCTGCCGTGATACGTGGCAAGTTCTCAGAAGTGGGCAGCAACTATCAACTGTTGCCATATGTGGCCGAAGGCACAGTGATCAACATGTATTACTACAAGGCCTGGAACTTGTTGTTTACGCCAATTTCAGGCGGAGAGCCAGGCGAAACTGTGCAAACCAATCCTGTGCTGCAAAGCTGGCCAGAAGGCTATGTTTATGGTGCCCTGACAGAATACTATGTGAAACGTCACAATGCCGAAGATGCTGCCATTTACAAGATGAAGTTTGATCAGGCCTGGAACACAGTCAACAATCAAAACAACTTGGGCAAATGGTCTGGTGGACATACCAGAATGACCAGTATATTCCAGCCACGTCGTGATCGCTCATACGCAATAAAATAATCAGGAAATACGATGCCAACCATACCAGCCAATAACAACACAGGCCTATACAACAACACAGGTAATACTGTTCCAACAGACGGTAATATATCAACCAACAATATTACCGCGTCTGGTAACGTTACTGTGGGTGGTTATATCATAGCCAACGGTAGTATAACTACCAATGCCAACTTTGTGGGCGATCTCGTCGGTAACGTCACAGGTAACATTACCTTAAGTGGCGGCAATCGCGAAGTCATTTACAACAACTCTGGTGTGACAGGCAGCAGTCCTAACTTTACATTCAATAGTGCAACCAATGTGCTGGATGTAAACGGCAACATTGATGCCAATTACTTTATAGGTAATGGATCGCAACTGACAGGCCTACCATCTGGATACAGCAACGCCAACGTGGTCACATTGCTGGCATCATTTGGCAGCAACACAATCTCTACCACCGGCAACATCACAGGTGGATACATCCTGGGCAATGGTAGCCAGCTGACAGGTATACCTGCACAGTATGGCAATGCCAATGTCTCAGCTTTCTTGCCCACATACACAGGTAATCTGGGTGCCAATGTGATCACTGCCACAGGCAACATCACTGGACAGAACTTAAAAACATCTGGAGCAGGCGGTAACATTACAGGTGCTGAATATGTTTCAGCCACTTACTTTGTGGGCGACGGTTCGTTATTGACCAACGTGGCCAGCTCATTTGGCAATGCCAATGTGGGCGCATACTTGACCACTTACACTGGCAATATTGCTGCAGGCAATATCAGTGTCTCAGAAGATGTTGTGGTTGCAGGTGATGTCACTGCTGGTGTGTTCTACGGAACTTTTGCTGGTAACATATCTGGCAACATCACAGTGCCAGGATCCAACACATGGGTCTTATACAATAATGCGGGCAATGCAGGCGCCGACGGCGACTTTACATTTAATCAAGCTACTAACACAATGACAGTGACTGGCACAGCCAATCTCACTGCCATTAATGCAACAACAATCACTGCCACTGGCAACATCACTGGCGGAAATATTGCAGGATCAGGTGCTGGTCTCAGTGCCTTAACAGGTGCCAACGTAACAGGCACCGTGGCCAATGCTGCATACGCAACCGCTGCAGGTAGCGCCACAACAGCCAGCACAGCCAACACAGTGATAGATGCGGCACAAGCCAATATTACCTCAGTTGGCACCTTGACCAGCCTCAGTGTATCTGGCAATGCCGCAGTTGCAGGCAACATTTCTGGTGCTTATCTATTGGGCAATGGTAGTGCTATCAGCAGCATCGCAGGTGCCAACGTAACAGGCACAGTGGCCAACGCTGCTTATGCAACTGCTGCTGGATCTGCTGCCACTGCTACAACAGCCAACACTGTAATCAATGGCGCACAAGCCAATATTACCAGTGTAGGCACATTGACCAGTTTGGCAGTATCTGGCAATGCCACTGTCAGTGGCAACGTTGTTGCTTCTGTAGTTCAAGCCAGCAACAGTGGCGGTCTTGCATTGAAAAATGCAGGCGGCACAACACAAGCCAGCTTGGGTGCAGGCGGTGGCGACAACTTTGCCATCAATGTCAGCACAAACTTAAACGGCACAAATGCACAAATAGACATCAGTCCCACAGGCACAGGTCACGTGCATATCCGACCCACTGGCACAGGTGCTGTTGAAATAGCACCCACCAATCCTGGCACTATCAACAACATGGTGATTGGTAATGCCACGCCCTTGGCAGCCAACTTTACTACAGTGGGAACCACAGGCAACATTACTGCGTCTGGCAACATCTCAGGTGTTTACATCTTGGGTAATGGATCACAACTTACAGGCATAGCTGCTTCATATGGCAACACACAAGTAGCTGCGTTCTTGCCCACCTATACAGGTGCAATGACTGCAATGACTGGCAACGTCACTACCACTGCCAATGTATCAGGTGCTTATCTATTGGGTAACGGAAGTGCCATATCAAGCGTGACAGGTGCCAATGTAACCGGCACAGTGGCCAATGCTGCTTATGCAACAGCAGCTGGATCTGCTTCTTCTGCCACTTCAGCTATCACAGCCAATACTGTCACAGATGCGGCACAAGCCAATATTACTAGCGTTGGCACACTGACTTCTTTAACGTCAAGTGGCAACATCACAGGTGGTAACTTGTTGGCCACAGCAGCAGTTATAGCAGCAGGTGATGTGAGATCCGGTAATGGACAAAGTGTTTGGGCAGGTTCAGTTGAGATTGAAAACGACAGCGTATCTCCTGCTTCAATCAAGATCAAAGGTGCCACAGATGTCATAGGACAATTTGCTGCACAAAACATTATTGTGGCCACTGGCAACGTGTATGGTGCCAATTTGGTCAGCGGTGGCAAAATAGATGCCACAGGCAACATTTCTGGTGCTTACATCATTGGCAACGGATCTTTGCTGACCAATATTACAGGTGCCAACATCTCCGGCACAGTGGCCAATGCTGCTTACGCAACCAACGCCAGCACAGTGACCAATCCTGCACAGGCCAACATTACTAGTGTAGGCACACTGACCAGCTTGACATCCAGCGGCAACATTACTGGTGCCAACTTAGTGGCCACAGACAGCGTGTTTGCAGGATCGCTAAAGAGTGTTTGGGTTGGCACAGCACGACTGGAAAACGACAGCGGAAGTCCAGCCAGCTTAAAGATACATGCTCCTACCACAGTGACAGGAGGTTTAACTGCCACTGGCACCATTATAGCCGGAAACTTTTCAACAGCCGGCAACGTTGCGGGTGATTACATTTTGGGAAATGGATCACAACTGACAGGTATAACTTCGTCTGTAGGTGGCAGCAACACACAGATTCAATACAACAACGCAGGATCGTTTGGCGGTGCGCCTGTGTTCTCGTTCAACAATGCCACTGGCAACGTCACAGCAGGTAACATTGTAATACAGGCCAACACTACCACAACTGGTGCAGCACAAAACATCTACACCAACTCAAATCAGTATTTTGGTAATGTAACAGCAACACCTGTTGCAGGTCGCATGTTGTTTGGATCTGGTCTCAGCACCAGTGTAGGTGGATCAGGTGATTTCAGCAACAATGTGGATGTATTTTCAACTATGCGTGGTGCTCGCATGGTGCTTGCGGATCGATATCAAAAGACCGACAACGGAATACGATCTACCGGTCAAGTCAACACACAGTTTATTGATGTCAGCGGTAACATTGGTGCGGCCAACAACAACAGTCGTATGCAAGGTTTTACCAGCGATATGTATGTGGGTGGCGGCAATTTGGTCAATACAAACCCGCTGGCCTTACGCAATATTGGCAGTATAGTAAGCATTGGCACCAACGGTAATGCCACAGTAGGCAATGCTTCTGTTGCTGCGTCAACGGGTGTGTTTAGTTACATTGAAGTTCGACCCAACAGCACTGCAAACAATGCGTTATTTTACGGAATAAATGTTACCAACAACACAGGCAATGCCACTGCTTGGACCAATGCATATGGCATAAGTCCAACAGTGGGAGGCAACGCTGCTGTTGTTAACTTCAGCTTGGTCCATATGCAAAATG